TTGACGTATCTGCGTTCCAGATAGTTCCAGTTGGATTCCCCGCAGTCGAGAATGACGCGAGCCCGATATTGTCGTAGTCAGATGCGGCGTTAATGCTTAGGGCTGGATAGTAGTTCGCAAAGAAAAACGGCTGAATGAGCTGCACGCTTTTGTTGCGAGACGAATACCGCAGGTCGCTCCATGCTGGGTGTGCGTCAGCTCTTATTGACGCGCCCGCGTCAGCCACGCTCCCGTCGTCAAATGCGTAGGCGATGCCGTTGCTGGAATGCCCAAAATAAGCGTTGCCGCCAAGCAACCCCCAAGACCGCGCGTTGATATCTCGAAATTCGCACCACGCACCTGTGTTTATATTTTGGACGTGGTACCTAATGAGCGTCGCGGCAACAGGAACTGTAACGATCAGCATCTGGCCACGCTGATAAATGTTGATGCGCCAATCATCCGTCGCGCCGATCGACTGCACAGACTCAGAGACGGCCTTCTGTATGCCGTATGACAACAGCGCCCTTTGAGGTGTACTGTCGCCATACTTAACCACTTCTGATAGCCGCTCATAACCGCGATCCGTTATGATGTAGACATTGTCATTCGCGGCCGCAAAGCCCAGCCGAGAGAGAGGGCGCCCAATTCGGTAGTGCCCAATTAGCGCCCAGTCCGTTGCATCTCCGGGGTTGCTGCCCGCGTATGTAAGAACATCGCCATCAGCGAAGACAGCAACAAAAACATCATCATTCCCACCATCGCCGCCATCTCCTTTTAAGTGCGTTGTGAACACAAGATTGCCGCGTACCGAAGCCACGGTAGAAAAGTTAAATTCAGTCAGGGCCCCAGCTACAGCAGCAACGCCGCCGTACCACATTGACTGGGTGTTTTTCTGGACGAAATACACCCGCGATTTGTAAGTGCTGACTTGGTTGAGATTGGTAAGCGTTACGCCTGTAAATGCAGGGTTAGCTATCGCTGTGCCGTTGTAGCTTTTAACTACATCAGCGCCGTTCGCCAAGAAGACCAAGCCGCCTAAGTAGTCAAAGGACCAGTAGCCGTTTGTCAGGCCTGTCGCGAGCGCAGTGGGCGTGCTTGTCGTCCCGTCAATGATCTTCGTTGCTGTGCATAGCAAAAGCTTCGACGACGCTGCGTACTCGAACGGGACTACCTGCAGAATAGCCGCGGCTTCAGTCGTGTTGCAGTGAGACGAAAAACCGGGCCTCACAACGCAGCTCGATTGCGTCGGGAACCAATTTCTTAGCCAAACCGCATCCGTAGGCCGCATGCTTGATATGGCGTCTTTCGCATTCCAGCCATTTACCGGGGGGGGCATGGACATCGAATGAGAAACGCGAGAGCCTCTGTTCTCTTGGATCGGCATGCGACGGCGAGACTGGCCGCTTGACTGCACTGGGTTTCGTCTCACCATCGCGCGCGCTTCCTTATTTACCGTGTTACATCGCGCCAGGAGGCATGCCGCCCGGAGGTGGCCCGCCCGGTGGCATACCGCCGCCGCCACCTTGAGCCTGCGCCATCGTCATGAGCGCCTGCTGTACTTCAGGCTGAGCAAGCGCCTGCACCGCCTCCGGGGTAATGCCAGCCTGCTGCAAAATCTGCATCGCAGCTTCAGGAGGCATTTGTGCAGGCGGAGCGCCCGAGGGTGGAGGCGCTCCGCCTGCGTTACTAGGGGAGGCCCCGCCGCCGTCCGCTAGTAATTGGGCCATCATTTGTGGATCTGCGTTCATGTCTTAAATCCTTCTCAGGTTATCCCCACGAGAGCGTTGTTGCGTCCCATGTCAGGCCGTTGTTTTGGAACCAGCTTCCTTCGCCGCCAGCCGAGTAACCTCTTCGGCTTCGCGGATTCATGCTAAGCGTTTCGCTTGGCGTGTCAGCACCTAGCCGCTCAGCAACCCAGTCTTCAAACTCGCGGAAAGTCTCTCCGTACTCGAGACCCTTCCGCTGCAGAAATCTCCACCGAATACCCAAAACAAGCGCATGGTCATCGATAAGGGGAATGTCTGTGTCTGCCGTCATTCTTTCTTTGAGAGTCACCCCGTCAGACGAGCTGCACCATCGCTTGTCCAGGTACTCAAAGTAGATCTCCTCGCCAGCCGTGGGCTCGCCAGGGAAATAAAGCTTGCCGGCGCGGATGTAGTACGTCGGAAAAACAGGCGTGAACGAATCACTCTTAATGCGCTGCCACGCTTGAGAAGAAAGGGGACCGATCAATGGCTCTTGTCGCGACCGATTCCACATCGTATGCGGCAGAATTTTTCTGTAGTGCGGGAAGCTGGCCGAAAAGGAAAACTGCAACTCCGTTGCCAGAGATGTAAACGTGCCTTCCGTTTTCAGGTCTTCCCAGTCACCACGCATTGCCAAGTTGCGTCCTGTGGAATTGGCCAAGGCCAAAAGCTGCCGGCCAAGATCATCGCCTGAAGAGATCGCCGATGGAGGGTCCACGCCGATCTCTTCTAACGCTTCTGTGCATATTTCGAGCAAACTCATTGTCATGGCACAACTCCGTCGCTAAAACCTAGAACTGCGCTTTGTACTCGCCGATCAACTCGAACGCCTGCTCTTTCGTGATAACGGGGACATCCGAAAACTCTCTCGTTAGGGCCTTGAGCCCCTTGAGAGAGAGAGACTGGTAGTCGTCAGGTATGGCGACAGTTTTCGGCACACTGCGCGCGAACTCCATGGCGGCGCGAGCTTCGGCAACCGGACTATCCATGTCGCCGACTTCCTTCCCTGCCTTGGCCTGTCCGATCTCAAATCTGTTGGAGAGCTCTTGCAACTGCTTGCTGAGCAACTCGACGCTGTTTTTTAAACGCTCGTTTTCAGCAACGAGCTGCGCAGGTACTGCTCCGGTGCGGCTCGCTTCGAGAAACGCCTTGGCATGATTGCGCCACATCCGACCGCCCAGACCAAGAGCACTCAGCCTGTCATCGGGAAGCTCTGCAATCTGCTCGACAGTGAAGATGTTCATGTATCGCATGTCTTCAACTTGAGCGCGCGATAGCATTGGCCACGTTTGGAGAAGCGTTCCGTCTGGAGTGTAGTCTTCCATTTTTCGAAAAGCCTCGTACTCCTTTGCGTACTGAATCTTGTCGCTCGGCTTGATGCGCCGCTCGACGATATTATGTTTGTCGCCGGGGATGATGACGCGCACCATTTCGACATCGCGCCCTACGAAGCGTCCGCGTGTTTCAGACAGCGCAAAGTCCTGAACTGTTTGGGTGTAAAACTTGGCAATTGCCATGCCTCGATTCAGACCCGATCCGAGATTGGAACCGGCGTCGGTGATGTCTGACATTGGCATGTCGCGTGTGAAGTAATGGCCTTGAGACATTCAAAGATTCCTTTGCTGTGCGGGGTAAATGGCGAGGCCGAAGCCCCGCCACGTCATTAGAGCGTTGCGCCCACGATTGGGTAGGACAAGAATGCAGCGATCGCCGAGCCGGACCCGCCATCAGCGACGCTGACGAATATCCCGTCGATATTCTCGGCGCCAGAAGTAGCGTCGTCGTCCAGGACACCGCCCGTGCCTGTGGTGTTCAGCTTGGACCCAGCAGCGGCAGAAGCCGCTACCCGAACACCTACGTGGGCCTGACCATAAACCTGGCCCCAGTAGTAGTAGGCGTTAGTGACCGCGATCGTGGGAACAGCAACCGCCTTGCCGTAGGCATTCACCGATGAGCCCGTGTCCGCCATTGTCGATCCAAAATCCTGGTCGATGACGACGGAGTAGCCAGCCCCAGTGATAGCCTCGTCGGCCAGTAGGTAGATAAACTCCTTGCCGTCGTCCGTGTGGTACCGGGTACCAAGCGTATGCAATGGCGCCGAACTCTCTTCGCCAATTTTAGCCCCGAACTGAATCGTCATGTGTGCTCTCCTTTCTCTCTCTGATTACGCTACGAGAACGCCTTGAAGCGAACGGTTGCGGATGGTCATGTTTGCGGCAAGGGCGAACAGCTTCACAACTGCGTCCTGGTTGCTGGAATGACGATCGGGATTTAGTGGGAC